TGAGTAAATCAACTCTGACTGCTGGCTCTAACATCACTATCACGAACGGCAATGGAAGTATTACGATTGCTTCTACGGCATCCGGTTCTGGCGATGTTGTAGGCCCATCTTCATCAACCGATAATCAGATTGCGCTTTTTAATAGCACCACAGGAAAGCTAATAAAGGCTGCAACAACCACGGGACTACTAAAAGCCTCGTCAGGTGTTATAGCGGCAGCCGTATCAAGCACTGATTACGCTCCAGCAACAAGCGGAACTTCTTCTCAGTTATTGGGGAGTAATGGCACAGGTGGATTTAGCAATGTCACGGTAGGGTCTGGCCTTACTTATTCTGCCGGTACTCTGTCGGCATCAGGTGGTACTGGTGATGTTGTTGGCCCCGCTTCTGCGGTTGATAACGCTTTTGCAAGGTTTGACGGAACGACAGGTAAGCTAATCCAGGGTAATACCTACGCAAGCCTTTCTGATGCTGGTGCGGCAATCTTTGGCGATTCTGTCTCTATTCAGCAGGGAGCAGGAAACGATCCGTATCTTGAGCTTTACTCTGCCAATGTATCTGGCATCAAGATTCTAAGATTGAAGGCTAACTCCTCTCAGGCAACTTCAACAAACACCTACACATTCCCTACAGGCTACGGATCAAACGGGCAGGTTTTAACCAGTAACGGATCTGGTGGTTTGTCTTGGTCTACCGCATCCGGTGGTAGTGGCTTTAGTCCTGTGACAGCAGCAATGATTTTCGGATAGGAACAACTATGGCAGCTCCAAATCTACTCTCACCGACAACCATTAACGGCAAGACCGTTACGGTTGACTTATCTTCCACCTCTGCGACTTCGATCCTTAGTAATGCTGCAAGCTCTGGAAAAGTCTTAAAGATCAACTCGCTTTATGTTGCTAACGTAGACGGAACTAGCAACGCAGAGATCACAATCAACTACTACTCTGCTGCTGCGCTAGGTGGTACGGCAACACAGATAGCGTCTACGGTTGTTGTTCCTGCTGACTCTACTTTGGTGGTGATTGATAAAGACGCTTACATCTATCTTGAAGAAGATCGTTCACTAGGTGCTACGGCTGGAACGTCTAGCGACTTGAAGGTCGTTTGCTCTTACGAAGATATTAGCTAGGAGTCGCCATGCCCAGAGGTAACGGCGGGATAATCGGCCCCGCAAACATCCCAAGTACAAGTTCAGCCAAAGGTGTTTGGTCACTAGCCGAGGCGCAGTTAGCACGTAGCCAAAATATTTGGCCGCTGTACACCACGACTATCGCTGTTGAGTACCTTGTTGTTGCTGGTGGTGGCGGTGGCGGGTATGGTACGGCTGGTGGTGGTGGCGCTGGAGGCTATAGAACTGGAACTGACCCAGCCGTTTCGCTTGCAACAAATGTAACCGTAACTGTTGGTGGTGGTGGGGCGGGGGCAACGAGTGGCAATGGAACAAACGGTTCCAATTCTATTTTTAGCACTATAACTTCAACGGGTGGCGGTGGTGGCGCAGCTTATGCAGGGACTACAGGTAATTCTGGTGGGTCTGGTGGCGGTAGTTCATGGCCTAATGCTGGAGGTTCAGCAAGTCCGTCTGGGCAAGGTAATGCTGGCGGTGCTGGAACTGGTGCGCCTTATTACTCTCCTGGTGGTGGTGGTGGTGCTGGTGCAGCAGGTGGCGCAGGGAAATCATCAAACTCTGTTTCTGGAGGTGATGGCGGTATAGGTTTGCAATCATCAATTACAGGAACGGCTACTTACTACGCTGGTGGTGGTGGCGGTGGTGGTGGGGATAACCCAAGTGGCGCAGTGCAAAGCACAGGTGGTTCTGGAGGAGGTGGCAGTGGCGCGGTTGGAGCAAGAACACCATCTGTTGCTGGTACGGCTGGCACTACTAAGTCCTTCTGTCTTAAATGGCTATGCAGGCGGCTCCGGCATTGTCATTCTGAAATACTCAGACGCTTACTCTATTTCCAATCCTGGCGGTGGTCTTACTTACAGTACAAGCACATCGGGTGGATATAAGATCACATCGTTTACGGCTGGAACCGGCAATATACAGTTTGCATAATGAACATGCACCATTTATTTCCTACACCTGTAGGATTCTTTGAGTTAGGAAGGGAACTTACGGATGAGGAGCTGTTCTTTGTCCGTGAGCTTGAGACCCGTCCTAACATGGGTAATACAACCTCAACCAACAACTTTGTGCTTCGTGATCCGGTTATGACTGGGTTACGCTCATGGATTGAGGACTGTGTATCGGAATACTTTAAGGCAACAGCAAACCCTAAGCACGATGTAAGTCTTAGGGTCACGCAAAGCTGGTGTAACTACTCGGAACCAGGTCAATTCCATCACAAACATGCACATCCGAACAGTTACGTCTCAGGCGTGTTTTATGTTCAGACCAATCCTGATGACAGGATTTACTTCTACCGTGACGGGTATCAACAGATCAAATTCCCTCCGCTAGAGTGGAACCAGTACAACTCCGAGTCTTGGTGGTTTGAGGCTACGGCAGGCAAGCTGATTCTGTTCCCTTCGTCAGCGCAACATATGGTTCCGCAAGTGCAGGGCGAAGAAACTAGAATTTCTCTATCGTTTAACACCTTCCCAGTTGGAATGATTGGGGAAGAAGTTGATTTAACTGGATTACGGCTGGAGGCATAATGGCTCACTACGCTTTTTTAGACGCAAATAACATCGTTACCGAAGTCATTGTCGGCAAGGACGAAGGCGAAGAAGGTATTGATTGGGAAGTGCGCTACGCTGAGATAAGAGGGCAGCCTTGTAAGCGTACAAGCTACAACACCCAAGGCGGCCAACATCCTAACGGAACGCCATTTAGGAAGAACTACGCAGGCATTGGTTACACCTACGACTCAGTACGGGACGCTTTTATACCGCAACAACCTTTTGCTAGTTGGGTGCTAAACGCTGGTTCTTGTCTTTGGGAGGCTCCCACACCCATGCCAACTGACGGTAAAATGTACTCATGGGATGAAGATACTGTGAGTTGGATTGAGAGATGACACCCGAACAGAAGTCAGACGTACTGGTAGAAGTCGCAAAAGCCACTCCTCCGGTAGCAATCACAACAGCCGTGACTGTTGGTGGTCTGACTCTGAATGAATGGGTTGCAGTTGCTACCTTGCTCTACATTGTGTTACAGTCCGGCTGGCTTGTCTGGAAATGGTTCCATGCCATAAAAGATAAGAAGAATGAAGCACAATCTTCCGATAGTTAAAGTAGTTTGGGAAGATGCCTGCCACGACACTCTTGGGTGGGGTGATAGCCCAGAGAAAGCCAAGGACTTTCAGGTTCCGCTTGTTGTCTCTATAGGATTCTTATTAGGAGATACCAAGCAGGGCGTGAAAATTTGTCAGTCATTGACTGACGACGCAATTGCTCAGTCTTTGGTGATTCCGCGCAAGATGATCCAGAGCATAGAGCGCGGAGCTTGGCGTGAGAAAAAAGTCAGAAGATGAAGAGTTCATCAGAGTCTGGAAAGAACTAGGCAGCCCAACGAAGATTTCAGACCGTATCGGTCTTACTCTTCGCAATGTGTACGAGCGAAGAAGGGCAATCGAGAAGAAATACAACATTTTCCTACCCACAAAGGACGCTCGTTTTACCTTACCCGAAAATCGTAGGCGAGCGACGTTAGAAACGGAAGGCTATGTGATCGTATTCTCTGACGCTCACTTCATGCCTGGTGAACCCTCAGCGGGGTTTAACGCTCTCTTAAAACTCATCAAGACCCTAAAGCCAAAAGCAATCATTGCTAACGGCGACATCCTTGATGGCGGAACTATCTCCAAGTACGGCCCTATGGATTGGGAGCCAGTCACGAGCTTACGAGACGAACTCGAAGCAGTTCAGTGGCATATGGATCAGATCGTCAAGGCTTGCAAAGGTCTAGGCACTTTCTTGCATCGGACTACAGGCAACCATGACATACGGTTTGACAAAAGATTAGCCGGATCTGTTCCTGAGTTCAAAGGCATTCAAGGCACAACCCTCAAAGACCATCTTCCTGAGTGGTCTGTCAGTTGGTCGGTCATGGTCAATGACATCTGCATGATCAAGCATAGACTCCAACATTCAGGCATCCATTCAGGTTACAACAACACCCTAAAAGCAGGCATCTCTACGGTCTCAGGGCATACCCATCTCTTAGAGGTAAAAGGTTGGGGCGACTATCGAGGTCGTAGATACGGTATTTCTACGGGGATGTTAGCTGATCCTGATGGAGGTCAGTTCTCTTATATTGAGGACAATCCCGTTCCTTGGTGCTCAGGCTTTGCTGTCTTGTGTTTTAGAGATGGTCTACTCTTACCTCCGGAACTCGTCGAGGTTATCGAAGGGACTGCATACTTTAGGGGGCAAGCCGTTGGCTAACTTTGAACAAGCGTTTGACAAGATGATGGAGGACGAAGGAGGTTACGTCCTTCACGAAGTCCAGGGAGACCGAGGCGGTCAAACTTACGCTGGTATTGCTCGCAAGATGCACCCCAAGTGGGAGGGCTGGCAACACATTGACTACCAGGAAACACCTCCGACACAGTTAGTCCGAGACTTCTATAAAGAGAACTTCTGGGACAAGATCAAAGGCGATGACTTAACGCATGACGTTGTAGCCTCGTCCCTCTTTAACTTTGCTGTCAATGCTGGCGTACCCGTATCTATCAAACTTGCCCAGATATGCGTCAAAACGGCCCCAGATGGCGTTATCGGCCCTAAGACTATATCTGCACTCAACCAAGCTAATCCTGAGCTATTTGTGGCTTATTACGCGCTGGCAAAGATCGCTCGTTATCGAGACATTGTTTTGCGTGATCGCAGCCAACTTAAGTTTCTTCTTGGTTGGGTTTCTAGGACGCTCAAGCTATGAACCTGCTCGGAATCTCTTCCATTGTTGATAGCGTCGGAAAAGTTATCGGAGACCTGCACACATCAGACAAAGAACGCATGGAGCTTGAGCTAGAAGCCAAGCGTATCGACCAAGCAATAGACCTCGGTCAAATGGAAGTCAATAAGGTCGAGGCCGCTAACCAGAATATGTTTGTTGCTGGCTGGAGACCTGCTATTGGTTGGGTTGGTGCGGGCGCGATGTTCTATCAGTTTCTTGCTTACCCGCTTTTAGTCTGGGCGTGGACTTGGATGCAGGCAGAACAGATCGTTCCGCAAGAGGTAAAGCCTCCTCCCATGCTAGATACCGACGCATTATGGGTTATTTTGAGTGGTATGTTGGGGATTGCTGGAATGAGGAGTTTTGAACGCGTTAAGGGTGTTGTTCCTCCAGCTAAGTCTTAGGTCTTTTGTGTTGCGCGGTAACTTCATCTCGCACCATCTGGCCGATCTTATCCCCGTGTACCTTGTCGATCTTCTCGATGATCGGAAGTCGTTTGCTTTTAGCTAACTTTAAGATCATCTTCGCCCAGTCTTGAACGACAAACGGCAACGCTTGGTTATACGCCGCCGTTATTTCTTCTACATCAGACGACTTAACTTGCTTGATAAGGTTGATCCACGATTCCACGGATCGACCACTCCTTAAAAGCCTTATGTTTTGCCATTGTGTCTGGGCACTCTGTTGACGGTGGAATCCAGCCGCGCTCCCTCCATATTTCTTCGACGGGTCTGAACCGCTCTTTCCTCGTCTGATTCTCGATTAACTCTTTCCAGTTGCTCATAGTAGTTCCTTCGGCCACGCATGAGTAGCAGCCGCGTAAGGAGTGCCTGGCCGTGGTGCATGATAGAACCTCCGTTTTTCAAAGTCCTTCTCTTTCCAGAAGGCACTGGGATTCTCGCTCTCGATGGTCTTGATCGCTTTATCAAGCGCAGGAGAATCATCGGTTATGAGCTTAGGTCTGATGATGTATGCCTGCCTCAACAGGCTTTGGTGTTTGCTTAGGTGCATATCTATTTCCTCAGAATGGAACGGAATCGTCATCGTCTTGTTTTGTCGGTCTTGACTCTCCATCTTTTTGCTGGAACTTCAACCCTAAATACTTTCCATCCGATCCCTCGTTGACCCAGCCTGAAATCCAGTAGTCAATCCCTCCTATAGTCGCGCTCCCTCTGTAATCAGGGTGAGCGTCTTTTTCTTTTTTCTTGTTCTTGCTAATACTTCCGGTTAGTTCTTTTGGCATAGCGATTTCTCCATTTCTGACACCTCTGCTAGAAAGTTCGTGAGTTGAAGCTCGATGATCTTGAACTCCTCTGGCTTTGGTTCATATCTAACAATGAATAACTGCAAGTGATCGGGAAGTCTTGGGTCGAAACTTACAAAGTCGCACCATGTCCTTCCTGTCACGAGCATTTGAGTGAGCATTTGAGACTTGTACTTAGTGGGAACCTCCTTTGCTAATAAATAATCAACGTGAGTGTTTGAGTTGGGACACTTGATCTCGATCAGCCCTGAGCCTACAAACCCGTCAGGAGAGGCTCCAAGCCATTCTATGCTCTTGTGCTTGTGAAAGCCTGTCTGCTCCACAATCGAGCCTGTAGCCTGCTCATAAGCGACTCTAGCGATAGGTTCTTGCTCTGTACCCCACTGCATAGCCGCGTTCGTGAAGGAATCGCCCTGCAAGCCCGTTAAACGCTCTGTGACGAGTTGTATTGCGTAGTTCCTACGTGTAGCCGTACCTTGCTTCGCAATCGCGTCAGAAGCCCTAGAAGCGGTTACATGACCCAATCTTGCCTTAAACCAATCTTCAGTTCTTTGCATTTTGCACCTTTAGAAATCCTCGTTCGATCATTGCCTGCATCGTGTTGATATACGCCTGGTTCCAGAAGTCTCGACGTTCTTCACGAGACATATCCTTTCCCTGGTCTAAGTATGTATGACAACGAAAGCACAGGGATGCTACTAAAGCATCAGATACTTTGATGCCCATGCCTTTTCCTTGGTTCCTGTGTGCGGCTACTACAGTCCCATCTTCGCAAAAACAAGACCCGCAAGGGATATGCCTGCAAGCCTCAAGCAGCTTTTTGTTTATGTACATTGATTTTCCTTAAGTCGAGTTCAGCGTCTTTCATCTCATCCGTCCAAATCAAGCCTTTCTCCAAAGCGTACTGTAGGAGTTGCTCCACAAGATCAGAGAACTCAGAGACCGTGAGAGAAGCGGTAGAAGGCTCAATCTCCTTCACCTGGCCACCAGGTAGGTCTACGATCCTTGTTGGCAAGAATCGAGTTTTCGCCCACTCATGCCAGATGTCCTGCGTATATTCCTGGTTCATAAGCTGTTCAGAACACGCAGTTAGGATCGCCCAATAAAACCGATTCTGAGCCGCTGTTCTGGGAGGTTTGGTAATAGTTACCATGTAACCCAATTCAGCGTCTTGTAGAGCCTCTACAGCTCTCCTACGGTCATTCTCAGTCGTTAAAATCAGTCGCATTGAGCCTCCACCAGTTGTAATTTGCTCTGAAAGCCCTTCTTGCCATGTCTGGGAACTTATCGTGGTGATCCGAGAACATCGCTTCCAAGAGTCTCCTTCTAAACACCGGACCGTTTACGTCGAGCCACATTAGCCAAGAATCGAGATCAGCTTCCTTGCCGTTGCCGATTAAAAACCGCATCGCGGTGATAGACTCAGTGCTTGGCTTTTTGTTGTACGGAGCGCGGCACGCATCTTCAACTGCCAGGTTGATGACCGACCACAAGAGCTTCTTGCAGCGGTCAGTCTGGATGTCGTCGATCAAGCCTTCTTCAAATCGGTCTAGGTTCATTTGACTTCCGTAAGTGCTTTCTTCTTGGCTTCGTAAACGGCTACGAGTTCTTTGATCTCTGGCTTGTCTTTCATGGCTTTGTAGGCCGGAGAGAACTCTGCTTTAAGCGCGTCTAATGACTCTGCCGCTTCGAGTTTTGCCTTATAGGCCTCAAGCTCATCGACCTTTTCTTCGGAAGGCAGATCTTCTCCAGCATAAATATATAACCCCAGACCATGCAACGCGATAGCCTTAGCCAAGCATCGCTGCATAGCGGTATTGACCTGGAAGGAATCTGGGTTGGATATGGCCTTGTTTCTGTGGTCCATGACCGGAAGTTGGGCAGTGCGAGAAACTCCGAAAGCCTTTACCTCGCAGAACACCATGACCGTCTCGTTCCACATTTGGTGAGGCTTGTACTCCCACGTAGCAGTCGGGTCGTTGAGCAAAAGTTGCTCTACAGCCCAAGCCCAGGATAGATACGAGAGGTTGTTCTTCTTCTCGATCTTGCTGTTGACGTTGATTTTGTTTAACTCAGCGAATTTCATGTTTTCTACCTTACGAACAGAAACAGGAGTACCCCGTAAAAGATTCCCAATATGCTGCATAAGATCCAATCACTCCTCGTCGGTTTCCACTTCTCCAAGTTCAAACTCCTGTTGTTCCAACTGTTGGTCATTTTGTTCCCTCTCTCTGTCGTATTGGTAAAGTTGTCTGTCCAACCAGGCATCGTAGTCAACGCTCATGGTGCTTCCTTTGTATGGATGACGCAGAATTCTTCTAAATAGTTCGTTAAGTCAAACGTAATTTCTCCAGTCTTTACGTTGTAGTTGTCATAAAAGTATTCTTTTAGTATTTTTTCTAGCTGCTCTTGTGTAAGTACGATTTTCATGTTGGCTCCTTGTTGTGATGGAGTAATCTTAGGCTTATCAACCCCATAAGACTGTCATCGTGACGACAATCTCTGCCGCTGATACCAAAAAGAAACGCCGTTCGTCGGTAAGTCCTACTCAGAGGTCTTTAGCTGCGCTTCGTGAGCGCGGTTACTTATGTCAGATTGTCGAGCACTGGAACCCGTGGGCTAGGATCAGGCAGGACTTGTTTGGGATCGGCGACATACTTTGTCTC